GAGAAATTAAATATTCACCTGATACGAATTCAGAATTTTCTCCCTTTTGTTTTCCTCCGGTTTTTGTCAAACCAGTAGGACTAGGAACTTCTGCTCTTACTCTGAATCCGCAAGAAAGATAAGTATCTCCATATACCATTATGCGCAACATGTTTTGAGTCAATAATGTTATGAAAGCTTTAGCATAGCCGATTTTTTGTTCTAAAAATGTGTCAGACGATGCAGAAGATTTCATGATATTGTATATCTGTGAAGGAGATTTATTGTTAGAAGATTCAAATGCAGAAGTATATAACGGCTTAGCGCCTTTAGTTTTTCCAAAACTGTCATTGTCAGTAGCAGAATTATACTTAATTACTGTTTTTCCACGAGTTTTAATATCAGTAGATCTTACTTCATTATTTAACGCTCCATCGCCAGTTAATTTAATTGGAGATTCTTGAACTATGTGATTATATGCTAAAATGTTTCGGTATGTGGTATTTTTAACACTCGTAGCGCTATCAGAATCCCAGAAAAACATAGCATCTGGCAATAATCTATTTTTACTCGAAAGCAATAATTCTATTGGAAGAAAATTAAATCCATTTTTATCTGCGATTCTTCCTTCATAAAACGCGTATACTGATGATCGATGTATTTTTGAAACGGCTTTTTGTTTCAACATATCGATAGCTTGAAACGGTTTTATTCCAATGAAATTTAAATTTTGTATTCCCTTTGTTCCTTCGCTTTCACAATAAAAAGGTTTGTTAGATTGAACATCATTTTCCAAAATCATTTTAACATAACTATCTATAGGCATACCGTTCAATGGAGTTCTACGAAGCCGATTAGCATTGTTTTTTACTTCGATAGAATAGAATTGAAGATCATACTGAGATGAAGCAGCGTCGTGTCCCATAGTGACGTTTTGAATTTCAGTTATCAGAAATTCAAATTTTCTAGGTTTACTGATTGGACCGGGAACAGAAATCTCAAATACAAGTTTACATTCATTTCCCATTATAGGAAGTTTGTCTCGAATATTGATGTTGTCATTTAAAGTAAGACTACCAAACATCACGGGTGATAGAATAGATTCATAGATGTCTATTCTCAGCAATTGATCTTTGATGAACATCAATTTGTTATTATCTAGCGATCCTACATATGCCTGATGTATAGCTACGTCACCTGGATTAAATGTTTGAATTGCCATTAGCTATTCATCAATTCTGAAAATGTGTTGTGAACCATTGAAACGTATCTACTATCCATCAAATCAATAGTCTTCTTCTTTTCATTTATTTCATTTTCGTAATCAAATGCCGTCACTGGAGAAAAATAGACTTGTACATTTGCAGTAATATTTTCTTTTATAGTGGTGATAATTGAAACAGAAGCATTGGCTCCTGAATCAGAACCGATAATATATCGTTACTATAGTATCATCTTTAATTCTTTCATAGCCGATGATATTATTATCGAAGTTAACTGTAGGTGTCCAATAACGTTTTCTTTCTGCGACCAGTGCATCATACCCCGATATAGTCAATATCGATTCATCTTGATCATAATTATTGCGATAGAATATCACTTTTTGATTGGCTGCGCGTAAAGAACCATATTTTTTAACTATGAATGCTTCAAACTGTTCTTGAGTCAATGGAACATCATAATACGGATCAACTATTTGGTTGACTAGATGTAATACCCATACATCATCTACGTCGTCGTAATAATCAAAAGCTAAATTTTCATATCTTAAGCCAGATCCAGTTGCTTCTTCTAGAACATATGGATAATAAACTGAAGCCTGATCTTTAAATTTATCAAGTACTTTTGCGCGAGTTAATATATTTCTTGCGAAATTATTAGCATAACTTATAACGGGAATGTTAGAAAAGTATTTCATTATGCTTTTTTCCCAGAATTAAACTTTAAACTTGCCTGCAAGTACGGCATCCGTTGCTCTACCAACCATATTTCCAATATCCTTTGCTAAAGTGGGGCCATCATCATTACCATAATCAAGACCAGTAATAACTTCAATTTCTTGGAATGTAAAAGAAAATACTACAAATACAGGAGATGACGCTTCATCATTAAAGAAAGACAAACCATTAGGAGAATAATTTACGTTTATCGCACTGATTAATCCTAATTTGTAGATAGGCATCGTACCCGACCACTCGCTGCCTGGAATAAATGTTTCTCCCCAAGGCATCAAAGTCAATCTTACCATTTGTGGATAAGACATTAAATTTTGTGCTCCAGTCGAAACGGCTGGCAATGTTCTCTTTTTGAATTGCTTTATTATATTTTTAATTTTATTTGATTCAGTAACATTTCTCTCCATTTATACCTGCAATGTTAATACCGCTAATAGCAGTTTTAGCTCCAGCATACATTATGCCTATGCTATCTTCGGCTAAGTCTGCAGATGATCTCTTATTTTCTCCAGTTATACCAGTAGCAATACTCTTTATCTGATCTGTAAACATTCCTAATAATCCGGTATCCTGCGGATTTATGCGAACAGAATGCGTTTCTGAAAGATCACGAGGAAGAGGCAAAGATACAGAATATTCTGTGTTAAATTTGGCAGGCATAAGAGGAGAAGGCCTATCATATTTAGAAAATTCTATTAACATACATTCGTTATCTGAAAGACTTAACGGAAATCTTTCTTGTTTAGTTTGTTGAGATTCTCGTGATCGATTGACTGCTGTTGTAGGTTCAGAAGAAGAATCGGCTGACCGCGATTTAAATAAATCTTGTTGCGTTATTCTATAACCTGCTACACCAGACAATGAGCTATTTAAAGAATCCATCTTTTCAGCAGAAACTGACTTTAATGAATCAAGTGAAAGACCAGTTTTAGATAAGCCGTTAATAAAATTACCGCTTAGTCCTGAAGTAACAGCCGATGCGCTTTGAGTAGCTAAAGAGCCTATAGTTTTTCCAGCATTACTCGTAAAGTTTAATGGATCGAACGCCATTTAAGTTCCTCTTATAAATAAAACTATGAGCTATAAAGGTTATTTTAACGCTAAGTACCCGCAAAAATATAAAGGTAATCCAACTAATATTATTTATCGCTCTTCATATGAGCTTAAGTTGATGACTTACCTTGATCGTAATCCAAATGTCGTGCAGTGGGCAAGCGAAGAATTCTTCGTGCCTTATAAGTCACCTATCGATGGTAAAGTTCATAGATATTTCCCTGATTTCTGGGTCAAGAAGAAGAATAAAGAAGGATTAATAGAAACTATAGTGATAGAGGTTAAACCTAAATCTCAGACGATAGCTCCTATTCCAAAAACACAGATCAATAAACAGTATTTATATGAAGTTCAAACGTGGGGAATAAATCAAGCGAAATGGGAAGCGGCGAATAAATACTGTTCTAGTAGAGAGTGGAAATTCATGATAATCACAGAAAAAGAATTAGGTATCATGTTCTAATGGAAGAAGATACACAAGAGTCTATATATCAAACGATTTTAAAACAATCACAAGATGAAACGTTTGAACGTGAAGAAGAATCTCAAAGATGGTTTAGGCAGAAGGCAACAGAAGTAAGTAAAAATAAAACTGTTCCTACAAATATAATTTTAGAGAAAGAACATGTTCCTTCTATCAAGAACATTAAACAAGTAGGCAGTCTTTTTCTATATAACTATGCTCCTAAACACAAAAAAACATTAGATTATTATGATACGTTTCCCATAGTGTTTCCATTTAAAATGGTTACTCAAGGATTTTATGGATTAAATTTACATTATTTGCCGACTCCATATAGAGCCATCTTTATGGACAATATGTATTCTCTTTTGAATTCAAAGGATATGGAACAGAATACTACACGCTTGGCTAAAATGACATATAGCGTTTTAGAATCAAGAAGAAATTTAAGATTTTTTCAACCATGTATACACATGTATTTACATAAAAATATAAGGTCTAAGATAGCCTTTATTCCTCCTAAAGAATGGGAATTAGCTTTATTTTTACCTCTACAAAGATTTCAAAAAAAATCAGAAAATGTAGTTTGGAAAGAAAGCATAGCAAAAATTAAAAAAGGAATACGATAAATGCCAGGTCCATCTACTTTTACCGATGCTATAACAAGTAAAATTGCTACTTTTATAGGGTTAAATGGTACTTTACCTAAAAGAAAAACCGCTGGGTTCGATATAGAAGAATTTAAGAGTGCTATTGGTACTCGCGGTGTATTGCCTACTAATCTTTTTTTGGTAACAATCACTCCATTTTCCAGTGAAATTAATACTGCTATGAATCGCGAGACCCTTGACTCCCGTTCTTTAAGTTTTTTCTGTATGAAAACTTCTTTACCAGGAGTAGATTTGGCTTTAGAAGCCAATATGCCATTAGGCACCGGTCCTGTTGAAAATTTCCCACATAGAGCAATTTTTACTGATATAGAACTTCAATTTATAGGTGATGCAAAAGGCCAAATCCTATCGTTCTTTCATAATTGGTTAAACACGATTGTAGATTTCGATGATCGAAGGTCGAATCCTAAATTCTATAGAGTAGCATACAAAGACAGTTATGTTTGCAACATAAATATTACAGTATTTGATCACCAGTCTGATAAAATCCTAGAATATCGTTTGCTTGATGCTTTTCCATATAGAATAAATCAAATAGACATGGATTGGAATAATACAAACAGCATGATGAATATTGGAGTAAATTTTCAATATAAAACTTGGGCTTCTGATAGAATACCTATATCTGACGCAGCATCTAGTTTTGGATTATCTAATATACAAAAATTAATGAAGTTAGGCACTATAGCACAAACTATTTCGGCTATCAAGAGACCTCAAAGTGTAGGAGATGCAATTAACTTAGTTAACAATGCAAGTATTGTTGGCGGTGGTTTATCGGGATTCTTTTAATTATTAGGAGTATACAATGGCTTTACCAAAAATATCAGTACCGGTCTTTACAATTAAAATTCCTTCTACTGGTAAAGAATTAAAATTTAGACCTTTCTTAGTCAAAGAAGAGAAGATCCTTCTTATGGCTCAACAGAGTGAGAACAGTGAAATTTTGTTGGCGCTAAAGCAAATCATCAATAACTGTTGTTTCGATGATCTAGATGTAAATCAGTTGGCAACGTTTGATTTAGAATATGTATTTTTAAAACTAAGATCACGTTCAGTTAACAATATAGCTAAGCTCAGATATCGTGATAATGAAGATGATAAGGTTTATGATTTTGAAGTTAATTTAGATGAGATCGAAGTTAAGATTGATCCTGAGAATAACAATAAGATCGATATCAATGGCGAAGTCGGTATGATCTTAAAGTTTCCAAGCGTAGCTGTAACAGAAAAAATGGCTAATATAACAGATCAAAGCGAATTATTAAATAAGATTTTGATTCATACGATTGATACAATTTATGATTCTGAGAATGTGTATCCAGCCAAAGAAAGCACTGAACAAGAACTTATAGAATTCCTTGAAAACTTAGATACAAAGTCATTCGAAAAGATTGAAAAGTTCTTTTCTACAATGCCTAAACTTTATCACGAATTACATTACAAGAATTCATTTGATCATGATCGTACAATTAAATTGAGTTCATTACAAGATTTTTTTATGTAGGGCTGAGT